GTTTACAGTCCGCCCCCTTTGCCGCTCGGGACATTCCCCCAGAAGGTGAAGACCCCTAGAGATAACAAAAGGATGTGTCAAGTGTCTTTGTAGAACCTACAGAGAACATTTGACTGGTAGTTACGTATCTGTTACTAGGTGCGTGGTAATTTAGGAACTGATAGATGATAGTTACAGAAGGATTACTAAAATCAAGCACTTGGAATACGTTTTTGGAACTCACACCGCTTATAGCATATACGCCGCTCTCTCAGCTCAATGAGGATTGTATGGACGCATTAGACCTGACCATAGAAAGACAGACCCACAAGCAGTCCAAGACTGTTCAAAGGTTAGGACAAGGAGATACTCAAGAAGGACTAGAGTTTACTCAAGTTTTGTATGGTAGCTATATCTCCATTTTCACAGACCTAATAGAAAAGGCTAAGAAAAACAGAGGCTTCAGAGGTAAACAAAGGTCATTACTTTCGTTAGAACCAGAGAAACTGACAGTTCTTGGGTTAAACTCTGGTATCTCTGCCCTTTGTCATGAAAATCAGTCTTTAGCTTATGCCTTAAGACAGCTTGGCACTGCCGCTTACATGGAGTGCTATGGCTATGCTTTAGGGCAGTATGATGAACTACAAGCTAAGAGACTTGAAGCTTTGGCTAAGTCTAAAAATAGCAGCATAAAGCAACGAAGAGCTGCACTCAGGGCATTCGCTCGTAAACTTAAGGACTTTAAGTTTGAAGATTGGAATGACGCTGAGAGAATTAGTGCTGGCAAGTGGTTACTAGAGGGGCTTTTGTCTGGACAAGCTTTCTGTCTTGATAGTCAAAATAGATTATCTTTGACTGAAGACGCTTTAGCTCAATTAGATGAAATAACTTCGTCAATTATTATGCGTAATGTCATAGGCATTCCAGTTACTGGTGATGTTATATCTTGGGAAAAGTCTACGCTTCACATAGACAATATTCCTTATAGTTTAATCAGAAGTTATCAGAAGCCAGTTAAAGCTCACGTAGATAAAGCTATTAACTCTGGCCTTATGCCTTCTGTGCTAGAGGCACTAAATCACGCTCAAGCAACACAATGGCGTATCAATAAGCTTATCCTTGATCTAGTGCGTCACTGTTACACCAACAATATGCGTGTAGAGGGACTACCAGCACTTAAAGATATTCCTATGCCTGAGAAACCTTGTGCCTGGGAGGATATGACAGAAAACCAACAGAAGGCTTGGAAACGAAAGGCATCAGAGATTGCTACAGTTAACCGTGGTTACTTAGGTGAACGAATAGTTCTCTCTCGTGACTTCGCTATGGCAGATGCTTTAGCTGATGCTCCTTTCTGGATACCCCACAATCTCGACTACAGAGGGCGTGTGTATGGCATTCCGCACTTTCAGTTTCAGCGGCAAGACCATATACGAGCTATGTTCATGTTCAACGAAGGACAAGTGTTAACGAGTGAGGGCCTTTACTGGCTTAAAGTTCATGTGGCTAACACTGGTGACTTCAACAAAGTCTCTAAGCAATCCTTTGACGAACGTGTTTGGTGGGTAGACGATAACTTGGAGCTTCTAATTGCGACTGGAAGGTTACCCTTAAGTAACATGTGGTGGCTTAAAGCTGACAAGCCCTTTATGTTTGTTGCAGCCTGTATAGCCTTGGCTGATGCTCTAGAGGGCCTTCCAGTCCACATACCGGTCTCTTTTGATGGCTCCTGCTCTGGGCTTCAGCATTTAGCAGCTCAAAGTAACTGCTCTGACACAGGTGCTTTGGTGAACCTTCTAGCCTCTAAGAAGCCAGCGGACATCTATCAGACGGTAGCTGACAATGTGAAAGCTAAAGTTGAGCAAGACTTGTTGTCAGAAGAAACACTTCAGTTTCGCGTGTCTCAAACTGAGTCAAGGACAGTGCGTATCTCTGAGCTTGCTAAGATGCTCTCGGACTATGGTGTCACAAGGTCATTAGTAAAACGTAACACCATGACATTTAGCTATTCCTCTAAGCGTTCTGGAATGCAGCAGCAGATACTTGAAGATACTATGCGTCCTCTTCAGTTACAGGTGCTTTCTGGTGACATAGAGAAACATCCATTTGGTGATGATGGTGGATATGCTGCTGCTCGATACCTTTCTGGCTTAACTTATGATGCAATTGTTGAAACAGTAAACAGACCTGCAAAGGTCATGCGTTACTTGCAACAGATTGCAAGAGTGATGTCTCATGAGGGTTCACCAACATATTGGACTACTCCTTTAAATTTTCCAGTTATGTTGAGGTGTCCCAATACAGATACAAAATGTATTGACCTTTTTTTACACGATAAAGGTATCAAAATACGACTAAAGCCTAGAACCATGTACGAAATTGCTGGTATCTCTAAGCAACTTGCTTCTCAAGCAGTAGCTCCATCTTTTGTTCATAGTTACGACGCTTGTCACTTGATGATGGTAGTTCTTGAAGCAAAGAGAGAAAATATAAACAGCGTAGCTCTCGTTCACGACAGTTTCGGCTGTCTTCCGAATGACGCTGTAAAGTTTCGACACTTAATAAAACGAACCTTTGTAGAGCTTTACACACTAAACACTCCTTTAGAGCAAATAAGACAGGAAAACTGCGTCCATTTAGTTACTGATGGATACAAGCTTCCAGATTTACCTTCTAAAGGAACACTAGCAATCGAGGAAATATTACATGCCGACTACGCCTTCGCTTGAGGATGACGAAGAAGACCAACCACTAACAATGGAAGAGATTGAAGCAATCTTCAGTCAATTCCCAGCTTTAGAAAACATGACTGCGACAGACGCTTTGATATTGGCTGGAACCCTTCTGGACTTTGGGTATCCAGTGCCACTGGACGTTATCGAGAAGGCACATTCTGGCGGTTATTATTTCGCACACTGACTAAAAGGAAAAACATGAGTAAAGCATTTATTATAACACCAGTAGGAACAGCAGTTCTCCCTTTCTTACTTAAAGAAGACCAGAAGTATGGTGGCTACAAAGTGTGGCTACGAGTAGACAAGAAGACAGCAGAAGTATTCAAAGCGAAACTTCTGGATGCTGTTAAGGACTATCCATTCAAGACAAAGAACGTGAAGCTTCCAATTACCGCTGACTCTAAAGTTGACGGTATGTACCTCATCAATACTTCAAGTAAATATAAGCCACTCGTATTTGACTCAAAGAACCACTCACTTCCTGACAGCTTTGAAGTTGGTGGTGGCTCAGAGTTACGAGTAGTTGCTGAAGTATACCCTTGGGAAGTTAAGAAGGAAGAAGGCATCAAGTTACGCCTTAAGCAAGCTCAAGTCATCAAGTTAGCATCTGGTGGTTCAAGTGCTTTCGATGATGTTGAAGATGGTTTTGAGGTGGACTTAAGTAATGCAGAAACAACGAGTGCTTTCGAGACAACAAGCGCGCTCGACATCTAATTCACCTATTTTAGAAAGAGCTAAGTATCGTTCAAAGCTTGAAGACAAAATAGCAAAACAACTAACTGATAGCGGCGTAGAGTTCTCCTACGAGACACTCAAGATTAGCTACATGGTTCCATCGAGGAAGGCAAAGTATACGCCTGACTTTGTAATCGGAAACATGGTGATTGAAGCTAAGGGCCGCTTCAGAACAGCTCAAGACAGACAGAAGTTACTGTTAGTCAAAGAGCAATACCCAGACCTTGATTTACGCTTGGTCTTTCAAAACGCAAAAACTCCAATTTACCCAAATTCACCTACTCCTTGCTCTAAGTGGGCTGAGGACAATGGTTTTCTTTGGGCTGACAACGGAAAGATACCAGAGGAATGGTTAAACAAATCCCGATAGCACAACTACTAAAACTAAAACCTCAAACGAGGAAAATATTAAACCACTTATCTAAGCATGGCTCTATTACACCTATGGAAGCTTTGACTGTCTATAGCATCTATCGTCTCTCAGCTTGTATCCATGACTTACGTAAAACTGGCATCTCTATTATTACGCAAATGAAAGAAGACGCTAGTGGTCACCGTTACGCTCGTTACGAGGTGTCAGCTTGATCGACTCAAAGATGACCTTCAGCTACGAAGGTAATGATAGAAAATATGAACTAACTCTAACAGGAGAAGATGCAGATTACTTGCCGAAGGCTATGGTTACCTTCGCTGACTTCCTGAGAGGCGTAGGGTTTACTTGGGTAGGTGTAGAGCAAATTGACTGTGACGATAAGCCATTTGAAACCAAGAACTACCTTTTCCACGGCAACTATAAGTCTGGTGATTACGATGACTGGGGAGAACCTTGGTATCGAGAGCGTGACGTAGATGACACTGAGCAGACTGAAATTAACAAAGCTGCTTCAGATTACTATGACTACTTTATCCAAGACCCAGATGACATAGATGTTGGAGACTCGGTTTATTACCACGGTAAAGGAACACCAGATCCACAGAATGAACATCATGGTTTTCGAGGGACAAAACTTCATTACTCTGAAGGAACTGTCATAAAGATTTCTGATAGTGCATTTGGGCTAAGAGTTCTTGTTAAGTGGAAGAACTGGAGTGATGGTCACAATGGTATGGGTGACGTTACTGACGCTCTTGTAAGTGACACTTGTTACTGGTGGTCAAACATAGACAACCTCTACAAAGTCAACGATACAAAATTCTAAGGAGTAACTGTGGGAACCTACAAACGTAGTGTGCCTTGTGAGGCTTGTGGTTCTAGTAGTGCAAAAGGTTATTACGAAGATGGAACTGCGTTTTGTCATAAGTGCAGGACGTATTTTGGTTCCCACGACAACAAAGAGAAAATAGTGGATGACACAAATAACAAACCCTTGGTTCGACTTTTGTCGGGGTCTTACGCAGACTTACCAAAAAGAGGTCTTAGAGAAGATACTTGCAGAAAGTTCGGCTATCAAATTGGAAACACCGAAGATGGTAGACCCTTACACATTGCTAACCATCGCAACACTACAGGGTCTATTGTCGCTCAGAAAATACGCGGA